GCTTACGAAGCAGCCCAATTAAGCGGTGATGAAAAGGGTATGCTTGCGGCTGAAGCTTCAATGGGTAATGTGGTTGAGGCAGCTAATGCCATTGGCACAAATGAATACAACGCAAGCGATGAAGCGAAGATAGAGACTGATAGGCAGAAGGCGCTTTTAGAGACGATAAAGAACGATTCCGCACTTCAAGATGAATATTGGGATGCCGGATATGAAATGGGAGTCAAGCTTTCAGAAGGTCTTGATTCTGCGGGTAAGAATTTCAGCATCACTGTGACGAGTCAAACTCAAGAGAGTGGTGGAAAGAAAGCTTTTGGCCTTAGCTATGTGCCTTATAATGGCTATCCGGCAACGCTCCATGAAGGCGAGCGCATCCTTACAGCAAGCGAAAACCGGAATTACGGTGGGGGGGCTGCTTCTGTGGTGATTTCGGGCAACAGTTTCGTGATACGCGAAGAGGCAGACATTGAAAGAGTTGCAAGAGCTTTGATTTCCAAAATCAATCAGGCCTGCACACTGTCGGTATAGGAGGCGGATATGAGATTCAGTTTTAAAGATAGAGTAACTCAAGAGGAGCTTATTCTGCCTGTTACACCGGCAAGCTTCGAGCTCTCACACGGAGTGAAAATGGAGACAATTAACATTCATACTCTTGGTGACGTTAATCTGGCAGGTTACGGAATAATGCCGAGCTTCAAGGTCAATTGTATGTTCCCAGCAAAGTATTATTCGTTCAACCAGAGCGAAACGCTTACTCCGCCATACGATTATATATGGAAGCTTGAAGCATGGTGCGACAAGCATTCAGTTTTGGACTGGACTATAGATACATTAATTGTGCCTGTGTTGATAGAGTCAATTACATATGGCGAGAAGGATGGTACGCGCGATGTCTACGCGACGATCAGTATGCGCAAATACCGTCAGCTTTACGCCGTTAAGACGGACAGCAACAACACAGGCAACAGTTCCAGAACGGATGAATCAACGTCAACAACAACGGCCAAGACCTATACGGTGGTTTCCGGCGATACACTTTCAGCTATTGCTCGAAAGTTTTACGGCGATGCTTCGCTTTACTCAAAGCTGGCAAAGTACAACAATATAAAAAACGCAAATTTAATATATGTCAGTCAGATAATTAATCTGCCAGACAAAAGCCTGCTTTAAGACGAGGTGACGCGATGCTAAAGCTTAATATCACAAATCCAGATGGCAGCAATTATGACGCGACGGAGCTTGTGCAGACTGTTACATGGTCCGGTGACTACCAGCAATGCTCACGTACTCTTGAGTTCGGACTTTTATCCTCCTCAACGGACACAAATATACCCGTTGTTTCATGTCCACTCGGTAGCGGTGTGATTCTGATGGACGATAATAACGAGCTTTTTAACGGATATATATTTAGCCGACAGAAAAACACAAGCTCCAGCGTGATAGATATTACCTGCTTTGACCGAGGTATTTACCTTAAGCGCAACCAAGCGGTCTATAAATTTACAAACATCATGCCCGAAGAAATAGCGGAGAGAATATGTATCGATTTCGGAATTGAGATCGGGTCTATTGCATCAACAGGTGTGAGCGTAACCCGAAACTTTATCGGGGTACCGCTCTATAGTATCATCCAGACAGCCTACACGCTTGCAGCTGATACCACAAAAGAGTCTTATCTAACGCGTTTTGATGGCGTGAAGATGTCTGTTGTAAAAAGAGCGCTTACAGATGAAACAGTCATCCTTGAAGGCGGCAGCAATCTTATGTCGGCCTCAACCACTGAAAGCATAGAGAACATGATTAATCAGATTGTCGTATATGATTCAAGTAATAAGCTTGTTGATACGCAAAAGAAAGATGATCTTATTAAACTCTATGGTTTGCTTCAGAGCTACTACAAGAAGTCGGACGGTGAGAACACGAGCGAAAAACTTCAAAAAATGTTCGAGGACAACGGCATCAGTCAAAAAATTACTGTTGAGAATCTCGGTAATTTGGCTTGTATTACAGGAAACTCGCTTGTGATCCGTGAGCCTTATACGGGCCTGTCCGGGCTGTTTTGGATTGACAGCGATACACACATATGGAAGGGGGGACAATATTATAACAAGCTTGTTGTGAACTTCAAGAAAATCATGGATGAACAGGAGGCAGGCTCTGAAGAGAGCTGATGAATTAATATGGAAGACAATCCTTTTTCGGCGTTTGCCCAAAAACTGAATCGAACGGACAGAGGCCTGGCTATACGCCGTGGAATTATTAAAAGTGTTTCCTCACTTACGATAGATGTTGGGGGAATTACAGCAAACGGAAGAGAGTTGATGGTAAATTCAGCTCTGCTCGAACATAATGAGAGTTTTGCTCCTACAGGAGAAAATCCGCCCAGCTTTGAGGCAAAAGTTACACCGAAGCTTGCGGTGGGGGACACAGTTATTCTTCTGACTGAAGACGACCAACTGTTCTTTGTTTTGTGCAAGGTGGTGAGTGTGTGAGCAACATGTTATTTCCGAGCATTCAGCCTGAAGCAACGAATAAAAGCTCCGTTGGAGAACTGTACAAGGAAGTTAAATGGGACTATGACAAGAATGTCCCTGTTTTCAAAAACGGCACGCCTGTTATCGTTGTTGGTAAGGACGCTGTTCTCGTCTGGGCGTGGAAGGCAATTAACACACCACGCTTCAAACATGAGATATATACATGGGATTACGGAAATGAGGCAGAATCGCTTATAGGACGGACGTTTACTGAAAAACTCAAACAATCAGAAGCGGTGCGCTATATCAAGGAGTGTCTACTTATTAATCCCTATATTTCAGACGTAGTCGATGTCTCGGTCGCATTTTTCGACGGGTCTCTAAGAATATCCTGTACTATCAAAACTGTCTACGGGGAGGCGAGTATAAATGTATGAAAATATGACGGTTGAAAGTGTTAAGAGCGATATCATTTCACGGCTTTCTGTTTCGGATTTGGATACAAGAGAAGGCAGTGTTATGAATGACATGATTAGCGCAGTGGCTTACAAGGTCTGGCAAGCATATCAATCCCTTGACGCAATTGTGCCGATTGTGTATGTGGACGACACAAGTGGTGAATATATAGACAAACGATGTGCAGAATATGGCATCACACGAAAGGCCGGAAACAAAGCAACAGTAACTATAACCGTCGTCGGAACAGATGGGACGATTATACCTAAAGGCAAGGTCTTTTTGACTTCCGATGGTTATCAGTTTGAAACTGTATCTGCCGCGGCAATCGCAAGTGGAACAGTGGATGTGACTGCCAACGCTGCAAAAGTCGGTGATGAGTACAATGTTGCTGCCGGCACAATTACGATGCAGTTTGAAAATATGGGGGGTGTGACTTCTGTTACGAATGCCGCAGCAGCGACAGGTGGAACTGATGCTGAAACCGATACAGCGTTGGTAAGCCGCCTGTATGATTATCTACAGAATGCGGCAACCTCCGGCAATGCGGCACATTACAAGCAGTGGGCTCTTTCCACAGATGGTGTAGGGGCTGCTAAAGTGATTCCAACATGGAACGGCGTTGGCACAGTAAAGGTGCTTGTCGTGGGAAACAATAATGGCCCCGTGGACAGCACCATCGTTAGCACTTGTGCTGAAAATATTGAGAAAAATAGACCAATTGGCGCGACTGTTACGGTTATTAGTGCATCTGGACTGTCGATTAATGTGGCAGCAACAATTACAATTGACAGTACCACTACGATAATGACCGTGCAGACTACCTTCACTGCTGCGCTAGATGAATACCTGAAGAGTATTGCTTTTTCCCAATATACGCTTGTCTACAATAGAGTGGCTTATATGCTGCTTGACCTTCCGGGAGTCATAGATTATTCGGCGCTTACCATCAATGGCGGAACTGAGAATGTTGTGATTACGGCTGATGAGGTCCCCGTAATTGGGACGGTGGTGATCAGCTGATGGAACTCATTGACTTGCTACCAGATTATTATAGAAACAGTTCGGAGGTTGTTACGCTGCAGGGAGCCTATCAGCACTGGACGGATGGGCTCAAAGCAGCGCGAGACGATTTTGTAGCGCAGCTGAATGTGGCATCTGCAACATGGGGGCTGAAACAATGGGAGACAGCGCTAGGACTAAAAACGGATGTATCAAAGAGCTACGAATATCGTCGTACACGTATAATGAGCAAGATGCGCGGGCAAGGCACTACCACAAAAAAGATGATTCAAAATGTGGCCGAGAGTTTCTCCAACGGCACGGTTTCAATCATTGAATATAACTCTGAAAACCGGTTTGAGATAAAGTTTACTGGGACAATAGGTGTTCCGCCAAATATGGATGATTTAACAGCCGCTATCGAGGAAATAAAGCCTGCACATCTGGCATACAGCTATGTGTACATTTTCAGGACGTATGCGCAGCTTGCTGGGTTTACACACACACAGCTTAAAGCCTATTCACACAAGACACTTAGAGAGGGGGATTTAAACTAATGTCAACTCAAACTACAAATTACGCATTGACAAAGCCGGCTACAAGCGATTACTACGATATAGCCATTCCTAACGCAAACATGGAAATAATTGACGAGGAGCTAAAGGCAAACGCCGACGCAGCGGCAGGGAAAATACCAAAGTCATTGGCCACAGCAGTAAGCCAGTTTTTGGTTTCCACAGGGGCAGGGGCCTGGGCGATCAAGACCGCCGCAGAAATTAAAACCCTGCTGGGACTTGGAAGCGCGGCCTACACAGCGAGCACGGCATACGCGGCGGCTACGCATAAGGCTAGGCACGCGGCCGGCGGCGCAGATGCGCTGACGCCGAGTGATATCGGAGCTGCGCCCACGTCTCACTCCCACGTAAAAGCAAATATTAGCGATTTTCCCACGGTCATGACGCCCTCGGCGCACAAGGCAACACACGCGACGGGCGGAGCTGATGCTCTCACGGCCAGCGACATTGGTGCAGCAAAGCGCATTTTTGGTGTCGCGACGCTGGCTGTGGCGAGCTGGGCGGGCAGCGCAGCGCCTTATACCTACACGCTGTCTGACAGTGACATCCTCTCAACGGACACCCCGCACATTGATCGTGTGACGGGTACCGACGCGGCGGCGGCCGCGCTGATAAACACGGCGTGGGGACTGATCGCGG